ATGGACAGTAAGGCATTTAGAAAAATGACTACTCAAGATCAAAGAAGGTATTGGAAAACAGAGATACTACCTGAAGCAAAAGACTTAGCTAAAACATTTTTGTACCTTCAGTACTCTGGGCCACTTGACACTATTGATCTGCAGTATGAGTTAGCTGGCAAGTATAATAATAAAAAATTAGATGATGCTATTGAAGAACTAAACTTCAGTGGTGATATAGGAGATATGACCAGAGCTGAATTATATGTCTTGAAAGAATACCTTGATGTAATCGACACAATTAAACTACTACAAGTTCCCGAGGAGGTTGGGGCAAAACAATATGGTAGATAATAAAGAGGGGGCTTCGTGCCCCCTACTTTTTTGATTGCTGTTGGATAAGTGCTTCGAGATACCAACGAGCTTTCTTTAGATCTTCGACACCGTTCTTGTAACGATATCTCCACAGATATTTCAGTATGTTTCCCTGCAAGTAATATTCGAACCCGTCTTCTGTAGCAGCCTGTATAGCATCAATACATTCTACCCCCGCTTTATTATAATGTGGCGGAGAGTTTACCATGTCTACGTTTCCGTATGCTTCTTTTCCAGCCTGTTCAAGTTCTTTCATGTATGATTCGTGTCTCATTGTTTTGTTCCAAAGTCCACTTTAAGTACGTTTTTATCACGCTCTGTAATTCTATCTTTAGGTTCTAAGTCGATACCTTCTTCTTCCAACTCTTCTAGTATCTCTTCTTTCATACCATTAAAATGTATACGTGCCAACCCCGCCTGTAACAATCTTTCAAAATCATTTTCTAACAACTCTATCACCCCTTGCTGCGCTACAAATCCGGCGTCAACAAACTCATCATCTTCATCTTGAGGGGGGCGGGTTGTATCGTACGCTGTCATCCTAAAGTTATCATCATCTACTTTAGTTAGAATGATGTACCAGCGTTCAGGTAACAGACTAGCTATCTCAAAGTCACGTTCATCAGTCATTTTTAAACCACTCCTCTGGTATACCGCCTTCTGCCCAAGGAAAGCCATAGCGGTTCGCCCAGTCTGCGTAGGTGGTTTTGCTGCCCCGATATATTTTATTACGGGCACGTTGAAATACAAACCGTATGTCTAATTCAGGATGTTGCTGCTTGATTAGCTGCATCTTAACACGGTCACCTTTGTCTAGGTTACCTTTGGCTTCTATGTATATACCCTGTTCAGGCAGATAGAAGTCCGGCGTATAGGTTCGCGGCTTTGGTATATAGGTAAATTTTTCGTTTTCGTATTCGAACGCGATGTTCTTTTCGGAAAGAGACTTGGCTAACCCAATCTCAAAATGTGACCTGTACTTTGTGCCTCTCATAATCCTTGCAACGGAAACCCCGCCTTTACCCCTTCTAGCCTTTTCAACAGATACTGTTCTACTTTTGGTGATTGCTTTTTTAGCTGTTCTAGTTCTTGGGACAGTGCTAATGTCGGTAGACATACGGTGACTCCCTGCCGTAGATGATGGACAACGTTTTGGAACTCTTCTTCAATAAGCTTAATGTCTCGTGATTCGGTTCGCGAATCCAAAGTACCATCAGATGAAAAATTGTTACGTAAAGTAAGAGGTAGGCCGATGTCTAGATGACGAACCCGCACAGTAGAGCGACCACCCCCACGACGCTCGTGTGATTCAACGAACACACAACGCAACTCTGGATTGAGTTCGAACAGTTCGTGGGGGTACTCTCTTGTGTAAAGCACAGGCATCTTAGGCTACATCTTTCTTAACCAACTTAGTGTACCATACATGTGGCTTGAACTTAGCCTTGGATGTAGCCTTGGGTGCATACACAGCGTTCTTCCAACACATCTCTTTGAACGAACAGAACGAACAAGTTTTGGGCATGAGACGATTACCTGTCTCTACCTTTTGCTTGTCAATGGTGACGTACTCAGGCTCCGACTGAAATGGCACCTTGAATGGTGCATCCTCTGTGATAGCCTTGACCCGCTTGTTCGCATCTTCTAGATATGCTTTGCGGTCTTCGCTCTGTTCCTCTGGTGCCTCAACAAAGTCCCATTCACCAGTTGATTTGTTAATTACAATCCAACCACCGAACCGTTTCTTTTCAGATTCACCATAGAGATGTCCCTGCATAACATAACCAAAAGGGTCATCCTCTTTGATTACATCATAACCGCCCCGTCCAGAAAACTTGTTTTCGAACGACCACGGGCTGGCTGTCTTGATATCCCAGACCTCTTCCTCTCCATCTAGGTCAAGGATTACGTCCAGTGTACCGTTGACTGTTTGCCCAGCGAGTTCAAGGGAACACTTCCGCTGTTCGTCAACTACCTTTATACCTGAAGCTTTCATTACAAGGATAGCGAACGCTTCTAGCAAGTCACCAGTTGCAAACCGCACGATATCATTGTAGGCAACGTCTTGGGTGTGGCCTTGCTTCTCTAGCTGCTGCTGACAAAGCGGACGACCCACCCCCGACATCCTGATACGATAATCACCACGGTCTGAAAATTGTTTACGCATAGCTGCCTTACAATCTTCACCGAACTGCTCTATCAAAGGTTCAAGGCGGGAAGAGTCTATCTCCCCCCGCCCTGCTCTCTGAAGGAAATTTTGTACTTCAATGAGAGGTAACATCATCAACCAGCCAGACGAGCCGACAAGTCAATGTCATCAGTAGACGCAGTTGCCTTCTGTGCTGATTTGTACTCATTGAAGACAGTTTCGTTGTGGCCTTTCACAGTGTCCTTAAACTGTTCGTAAAGAGCCTCATCATCCTTGCTGAACTCAACCTCTTTGACCAGAGCCAGAGTTGGAGTCCAGTAGATAACGCCACCGTTCTTCTGCTTCTCTGTACCCAGTTCAATTACCACGTTGTGCATCAGCTTCTTCTTAGCTGTAAGCGTCTTCTGAATGAAATCGCTAACAGGGCGGAAGCCTGACCGCTTAAAGTAAGCCACGAACGGCATAGCTTCAATTGGAGCGGCTGTACCATCTGCAAGAGTAGCTTCAGGAGAATCAATGATACCATAGATTACCTGATTACAGTTCACAGAGCGGCTTAACAGAGTCCGTGGGTCGTCTGCACCAAAGGCTTCTTCCTCTTGCTTTGAGAGGCGTCCACACTTGTTACCACCAGCCGTGTCAGGGAAGTCACCTGCCAGCTTGGTTTTCTGCACAGACTTGCAAGAGAACCGACCTTCTTCTTGGTCCCACACAGACCATTCGTAGGTACGCAGCAATGGGCGGATGTGTACTTTATCTGAATAAGTAACGGCAGAACCGTTCCAGATACGCCACGAACCACGACGCAACTGCAGACCTTCATCAGTCTCTGTGTCATAGTTAATAGTCAGACGGGGCAACCCAAGCTTTGGTTTGTTGTCTGAATCTGCCTGACCAGTCATTTCCATAATGGCATCTACGTTGCCACTTTGCATAGCGGTCAGCATGTTATCAAGGTCATCATTTATCATTTGTAATTCATTGCTCATGTCGTTTCTCCTTTATGAGCGTTAAGCGTACAAGGATTATACAGTCAAGACTTCTTCCAAGTCAAGCCAATTTTCACCTATTTTTAATTCTATTCCAACAGGCATGTTATATTCGAAACCATAGCGGTTCAAAGTCTCAGTAGGTATTGCCAGCATACACTCAGCTAACAGGTTGATGCAAGCTTCTTTTTCATCAGGGTGTACATCCAGCACAATGGAATCGTGAACAGTGTTGCAAATTACAGAAAGCATATTTCTGGTTCGCATCATTCTGCTCAGTCGAACCAAAGCGGTTGGCAACAGGTCAGCGGTGGCAAATCCCTGAACAGGGTAGTTACAGATTGCGGTTCGGTCAGTTGCCGTGCCCCACTCTGTCCACCTAGCCTTGGGAAAAGCATACTGGCGTCCAGATGGCAGTTCGATGTACTTCTTGGTTACGGCATCTTTTTGTAACCGTTCGTGCCACTTGGTAACGTTGTTGTACTTTTCTTTGAACGCATTGTAATAACGCTTCTGGTCTTCTGTACCAGATACCCCACCGTAAAGCGGCTTAAACGTGTGCGCTTTTGCGTCTTGCCGTGAGCATCCGATAACACTAGCAGTATAGCTGTGAACATCTGTACCTGCCTCTACATCATCTCGTATAGCAGGGTCATCAGCAAGAAAGCCAGCAACCCTGAACTCAAGCTGGGCGTAGTCTCCCTCAAGTATGTAACCGCCTTCGAACCTGCTTTCGACAGCCCTACGTATAATGAAGGTAGAACCTCGCGGCATATTTTGGAAGTTCGGATTCCTAGACGAAAGACGACCCGTCGCCGTAACACACTGCATAAATTCTGTGTGGATGAAACCGTTCGCATCCATGTTGTTTTCCATACCTTCAACGAACGAACGAAGGTAGGTTCGAACCGCGCTAAAGCGTATGTATGCTTCTGCAAACTCACGGGCTTCTCCTCTCAATGACGTGAACATACTTTCAAGGGTTTCTTTATCTGTCTTGAACCCTGCCGCCGCTACATCGTAAGGGTCACGAGGAATCAGCTTGAACCCTGCCACTTGGTTCGTGGGTATGTAAAGCACACCCTTACCCTGACAGGGCTTACAGATTCTGATAGCCTTACCTAGTGTTCCATCCTTCTTACGGGCTGTATAACGCCCCACGCCGCCGCAATCGGTACATTGGCTACCACGAGATCGGAAGAGC